GGTTATTTCCAAGGTTATATAAAGGAAACTACTATTACAACTCCGGAAGAGTTCTTGATGCCGGAATATGACGCCTGCGGTTATGAAGTAATAGACCGTGGTGAAATCCTCTCTGATGCTCATGTTTTAACTAAAGAACAATATAACGATTCGGAATTGATGTTTGACACATCGAAAGGTTTTGGATTCATTCCTCGTTATAGTCACTTCAAGATTAATAATAATATTATTAATGGTGACTTGTCTTTACATTCTACTAAAGAAGGTTTGCAAGGTTATTATATGGATAAGATGTTCCCGACAGTTAAGGAAAAACGTGTTGGTGAAAATGGTGGTTTCGAACTTGTTAATCCTGATTTCCTGCCCGAAGTTGTTTCTGATAATATTCGTAAAATTGACCCTTCTGATGAAGTTGGAAACTATAACCGTATTTTCCAGTATCAGAATGTTGACTTAGATCACTTCATTATTCAAAAAGTCTTTGATGTTGAAGTTACTGCTATTTGGAAATCTCTCAAAGAATCGTTTGATACTGTTCAAGCAGATGAAACTGAAATTGAACGTAATCATCAGTAATTTTTTGTTTAACTGGGCGCGGCTTAGTTCGCGCCCTAATTTTCTTCTTATGTCTAACCAATTTAATATTAAATAGATATGTGGCCTGCTATTATTGCTGCCCTCGGTTCTCTTGCCGGTGGTACTTTAAATTCTCTTTCTGCTAAAAGTGCACAAAAGCGTTCTATTGATGCACAAAGAAGTTTGCAAAATATTTTGATGACTGGTGGCGCACAACAATCGCGTACCGCTAAACAGGCAGGTCTTTCCCCTGCTTTCTCTCTTGGTTCTTCTTCTGTTCCTGTTGCCTCAACTCCTTCTTCTCCTTCTGGTACTTTTGATTTTTCTAATATCGGTGCTCTTCTTTCTAATAGAGAATTACGTTCTCTTCAGAAGCAACAGGCAAAACGTGAAGAAGTTTCTACTGACCGCGAAAAGGTTGGCTTAGAGACTGAAAAGGAAAATAAGCGTCTTGTTTCTGCTGAAGCAGATAAAGCACAATTAGAAGCAGTCCGCATGGCTGAACACGATAAACAATTTGATTGGGAGACTAAGTCTATTTATAACGATCCTAATACTGGTGAGCCGATTTCCGATCTCGACAAATGGACGCAAGATCATCCTGGTCAACTTCCTAATCTTGAACCTCATGGTGAGAAGTCTTCTTATGGTGCTTTCCTTGCTAAGAAGGAGCAAGAGAATAGAAACCTTGAATTAGATGACATTCGCACAAAGTATCTTGCAAATGATTTGCAACGGAAAGTTCATAACTTGCAGTTGTCTGATGATGAAGTGTTGTCTGCTATCGCATCATTGCCTAAGTTTCAGCAAAAAGAAGTTGTTTCTCGTATTAATGATATTAATTCTGCTATTAATCAGCGTAATTACCAAAACGCTGTTTATAAGGCTGATGAAATTTTGAGATATGTTGAAGCCAATAAATCTTCTATGGAGACCGAGTTGCAAGGTGTTGAGAAAGATTCTCAGCAGTATAAACTTCTTAGTAAAAAACTTGGCGATACTAATGAAATGTTGCATGATGTTTATAATGCTAAGAGTAATAGAGAGCGTGCTATTCGTGTTCTTAAATATTTCGCCTCAAAAGGTGATAATTTGATAGATATGCTCGGTTCTGCTGCTGGTGGTGCTGCTGGTGCTTATGCAGGTGCTCGCGTTGCAAAACCTAAAGTTCCGCAAATTAAAGGCTTCGGTCGTTAACTGCACTACGTATAAAAAAGAAAATCTTTGATTTTCCTCCCATCATAGCGGAAATTTAAATTTCCTGTGTGCCTTTTTCACTCTAAGTGGAAAAGGTACACATTTTTTCGGCATCCCCGAAAAAATTAGACGGCATTCTTAAAAATGCCGTGTTCAGGATTGAACATTCGTCTTTTAAGACGAAAGTTTTCTGTTCCGATATCTTCCATTTCCTTTTAATATCCGCGTTTATGTTTGTAGCGGATTCTTTACTTGTCGTGCTATTGGCAACTGATAACAGCAAGTTATCAAGGCTGTGCCTAAAATTCCGTCAAACATAATAATTCATTGTTTGGAATTTTGTTGTAACTTTAAAAAATCTTAAATAATTTATTTACCTTATTGATGATTCTATTTATTTCTTATCTTTGTGCCGTCTAACAAATAAATAAAAAATTTATTGATTATGGCTATTGATTTACGGATTCGTGTTTTTGGTTCTTCGTCTGCTTCGAAGCCTTTGCTGGAGCGTATTCTCCGTTTTGATTCTGCTGTCATGGTAGATTATAATGGTTTGTTTTCTTCTTTTCGCTTTCTTTTTGGTGAACATTGTATGATCATTCTTGAATATTTGTAATTATGGAAAAAGAAAAAACCATGTTATATTTCCGTGGAAATTGTTATCGCAATACTCGTTATAATAGATTTGTTGCTAAGTCTCTCACTTTTTTATATTCTATACGTTGTTTTTTTAATAGGTTGATAATTTATTTCCTTTTAATGTTATTAATTCAGTTTGTTAGTTGCTCTCCGTCCGCGAGGATAGAGAGTAACGTTTTGCATAATGATTCTATTCGTTGCGATTCTTTTGAGTATGCTGGACATTCATATATTGAATTTCAACAAATTTCTGATTTTCGATTTGTTATTTTACATAATCCTGATTGTTCTTGTCGTTATCATCGTACTTTTGTAGTTATTAAACGAAATAAATAATGTGTACTTCTCCTATTAAAATTAAAAATGGTTCTCGTCGTTATCGTGATGGTATCGATAAGATGTTCTTTCGTGTTCCTTGTGGACACTGTAAAGAATGTATTGAACGTAAAAAGGATGATTGGTTTGTGCGTGCCTATTTTGAATTTTTACGTGTCAAAAAATTAGGTGGTTGTGTTTTCTTTCCAACTTTTACTTTTGATAATGAACATTTGCCTATTTGGAAAGATGATAATTTCATTTTTCAAGGTAAGCCTTTTCAATGTCCAGTTTTTGACCCTCTTTTGGTAAAACGTTTTCGTGATAAACTTCGCGTTTATCTTTCTCGTGATTGGTTTTGTAAGCGTGTTAATGGTAAGATGCAATATAAATCTTGTTGTAAACATTTCTCACGTGTTCGTGAAAAACTTATTAACGAAGGTTGGCAATTATATTGGACTGGTATTACATATTATGATAATACTAATTCTATTCGTTACTTTATGTCTTGTGAATATGGTTCAACTTTTGGACGTAGTCATATTCATGCTCTTTTCTTTATACCTTTTGCTATTTCTGCTCAAAAGATGCTCTTTTTCTTTCGAAAGGCTTGGACGAATGGCTTTACTATGGTTTCAAAAAAGCATGGTCTTGAGGTTGTTTCTGCTAAGGCTGTTAAGTATTGTATGAAATATATTGAAAAACCTCAATCTTGGTATGAAACTTACGGTATTTTTGATTATATTAAATATCTTCAACGTCAAATTGATCTTGTAGATAAAACTGGTTTTCTTCCTTTTAATCAGAATGCAGATGTTAAATTAAAAGTGTTTAAACGAATGACTTCTTCACATTTTCAGAGTATAGGCTTTGGTGATGATTTGGTTCAATATTTAGATGATAACCGTCAGATTGTTATTGATAATCAAATTGATTTGTCAAAACTTGGTTTTGTTACTACTAATAAATTTAAGTTTTCTATTCCTCGCCAATCTCTTCGTAAATTGTTGGTTCAAAAGGATGATTTCAATACTGATATTCCTACTCATACTGCCCATGATATTTTTATTGATAGGTTTGTTAAGATGTTGAATAATGATATTTTAAAACTTTCCTATCTTCAAAGTAAGGAAACTTTTTCAACTCATTTCAAATTTCTGCATATATTTCCTGATGTTTTAAATAAATTTTGGAATGTCGTTCACCCTGTTCATGATAAGATTCCTCAACTTGTCATTTATAATATGGTTTATCGTGATGTTCCATGTAATGATGCTCCGTTTGCTGACCTTGATTATTTTTGTAATTTGGATAATGCTTTATATTTTGCTTTTAGGCAAAAGTTTAACTTTGATTTACCAGTACCTAAAGGAATGTCCTTTAAAGATACACATACTCATTTGTTTACAAATGATAGATTTACTTTTGGTAAATTTTCCTGTTTTCGCGGTTTTGATGATGTTTTAAATCTTATTGAGCGTCTTGAATATATTTTATCTTTTGAAACTTCTCGTGCCTATATGCTTAAGTTGTCTAATATGGAAAAACTTTGGTGTAACATCAAAGATAATTTTGTTTCTTATAATTTTAATGTTTAACTTAATTATTTTATTATGATTGGTTTATTTAGAAAAAAGCCCGTTGTAAGATCCGTTGGGCCCTCAGGTGGCCTCGCTTCCGTTGTTGTTCCTTTTACCAAACAAGTTTCTTTGGATAAGGAAAGTATTCCCGTATCGGTTGTTCGTATTGAGGAAGTACCTATTAAGTCTCTTTCTCAAAAAGCCGATATTCCTTCCTCTTCTGATTATCGTTTGAAAGAAATGTTGGCTCAAGGTTATGAACCTTCTGCTGTTAATCTTCATGGTCTTTTCGGTTCTAATGATCCGATGGATGATGATAATATTGCACTTACTGAACAAGTCTCTGCATCTTTTAATAATCATATTGTTGTAACCCCTGAAGAATAATTTATTATGGCACTTATTCCTAAAATTACTCTTGGTGCTCCTACTAAGAGAAGTAAAAATAATTGGTCTTGTGATTCACATACTACTGCCAATCTCGGTTTTATTCAGCCGACTTTTGCCCGTATGCTTCCCGATCGTAGTCATATCGAGATTAAGAATAACACTTTGGTGTATCTTTCTCCTCTTGTTAACCCAACTTTTTCACGTCTTAGCCAACGTGATTATTATCGTTTTGTTCGCATGACTGATGTTTATCTCCCTTGGTCTAATTTTCTTTCTAAGAAGCCTTTTACGACCGAGGACGGCACTAGTTATATTCCTTCTGAACTCCCTACTTTCCATATGTATGAGGCTGTTATGAATATTATTCTTAATAACTCATATGTTTCTGTTACTCCAGTAGGTTTCCCTGATGAACCTATTAAAGCTCTTTCGGATAATAATATTTCTGATTTTCTTTCGGCTTTTTTGCCTAAATTGCAGCGTGTTAATTTTTCTGATTACTCTTCTGCTACCGAGGGAATTGATAATTATTATTTGCTTCCTCGTCAGTCTGAAATTGATGATGTTTTTAAGTCAGGTTCTTTCTTATCTATTGGTGAAGATGGAAAAACTTTTGAATGGTTTGTTGTTGACAATACCAATAATTTTAATTTTAGACGTAATGAAGGATTAGAAGCAGTTTCTTATACTAATTCTGATTTTTCTTTCTTTATTCCTGCTGCTAATTTTAATGATGTTCCTGATATTCAGATGCAACATCCCAATGGACAAAGTTATGTTTTTTCTCCAAAATCTGATGGATGTTACATGAATTTCCGTCTTAAACCTGCGGCAAAGAATCTTCGAAAAATTTTCATCGGTCTTGGTTATAAATTCAATCCTTTCGATTCGAAACCTAAGACACCTTTTGCTCTTCTCGCTTTTTATAAGGCGTGGTTCGATCAATTCATGCCACAGCGCACTATTCAGTTTACTGATACTTTGTGTTATAAGATTATTAAGATGTTGGAAAGTGGACAATCTACTTCTTTCCGTACCGATTTTTATTACTGGTTGCGTTCTGACCTCTTCAAGGCTTTCTATTATTATACTGCTCCTGATTATTTCAGTGCTTCCCTTTATAATTTAGGAGATAACTCTTTGGATAGTTCTCAAATGAATATCATTAACTCTCCAGTTATTGGTAATATTGAGGGTAGTGATACTGTCAGTGTTGTTTCCGACACTCAATCGGCTTCTTCTGAGTCAAGTAATAATATTCCTGCACTTGCTGTTCAGTTAATGCTTAGAATGTTGCGTTTTACTAATAAAAATAATGTGATTGGACGCAATATTCGAGATTATCTGAAGGTTCATTACGGTATTGATGACGCTCGTTTGGATGTCAATCAGACTATTAAAGTTGATGATAATCGTGTTGAAATTAATACCTTCCAAATTATGAATCAAACTGAATCTAGTGAAGCATTCTTAGGTGAGTTTGCTGGACAAGGCCGTGGTGAAAAACAGCAGTCAAAACCCACTTATTTTGATACTCCTGATTGGGGTTTCTTCTTCTGTATGAGTACTGTTGTTCCGCAGTCAGGTTATTTCCAAGGTTATATAAAGGAAACTACTATTACAACTCCGGAAGAGTTCTTGATGCCGGAATATGACGCCTGCGGTTATGAAGTAATAGACCGTGGTGAAAT